TAAAGTGAGAATGAAAAGTTAGTAGTAGTTGCATATACTCTTACTTCATCAAAAGTGCTTAAAGTTACTCCAATGGTAGCAATAAATGTATCATTACCTCCTATTAATAAATTATAATAGATATAATCTTTATTACTTGTAGTAACTCCGCCTACTGCTATAGATACTCTAAAAGATGCTTGAGTAGCTGCTCTATTACATATAATAATAGAACTTGCTACTGCTGAAGTATTATTAGGAACCTTATATAATACAGTTTCTGTATTAGCTGCAGGATTAGATTGTCCAAGTACTTTATAAGTAGTAGCCATCAGCCTCCCATCAATAAAAAGTTAAAAGAACTATCTGTTGTACTAGTTGTATTAGTTTTAGTTGTATTTGTTTTACTAGCAGTATTTCTAGCAATATTGCTTATTTCAGAAGCACTAAAACCAGGATCTTGATATCTTGTTATTCTGCCATTAGCAAGTCCAATGTACTTATTACCAAACTCATCAAGATAAGTTTGATTATAAATACCTTTGCCTTTAGAGCTAAGAAGATCAAGTTCTCTTTTAGTCATTATTTCTTATTAGATTTAGGTTTGTTTTTAGCTTTAAGCTTTTCAATTTTTTCTTTCATTTGAAGCTCTTCTCTTTTTAATTGAGCCTGCTTCTCAACCTGTAAATCTTTCTGCTTGATTTTGGATTCTTCAATCCGTAATTTTTTCTCTTGTAAACTTCTCTCAAATTCTGCTTTTCTTTCATCCAAGGCAAGTTTACCTTGCTCAATGACGTCTGGAATTTGGTTCTGGTTAACATCAGTTTCTCTAGAAAAACCAAGAGCTTTAATCTCAGCAATATGAATATTTGTTTGACGGTCCTGCTCTTTGTTGTAGTCTTCACGATCCAATTGTTCTTGTTGCATTTGTTGTTGAGCCTGAATTTGCTGCTGTTGCATTTGCTGTTGTTGCTGTTGTTGTTCTTGCTGTCTTTGCATCATTTCAGTCTCAGACTTCTTAAGCGATGCTTTAATATCAGAAATACTAGTAGTATTAAGTACATTAATGGCATCTGAAAGCATGATCTTATCCCCTTGTAAAGCAGCCTGAAGTAATTGTTTAGCTTCTTGAAGAACCAGTTGGTCTTTAGAAGAGTTAGTGGCAAATACTCCATAATCAGCATTCACAAAATCATTACCATCAATTTCAAATAAAATCTCATTCATATCATCAGTAATGTCCTGCACAATATGAGTTTTATTTTCAAGGGCTTCTTTAGCCACTTCAATAATAGCTTCACATACACGAATCTTAAATTGGTCATGCAAGAAAAAGTAAGGTTCTGTGATGTGGGAGCTTTGGGTTACTGCCCTTTCGGTGTTCCCAACTAACTCACTAGTACTGATAGATCCAAGTCTTTGTCTGGTAATACCAGCAGTATTTTGAATCCTTTCATCAATATGTTGCAACAAATTAATATGCTGAATAATATAAGATGATGTTTCTAAATCAAGAGATTTGTTTTGCATACTCATGTTCATGCCACCTGACATACCCATAGTTCTGTTTTCTTCATTATAAGAGTTAACAAAACCAAAGCCAAGAGCTTGAGCATAATACATCCACTTCTCAGGATCCCAACCTGATGGAATTAGAGAAGTATCAATAAGTGCAATCTTGCCAATATTTTTAGACAGTGCAAGTTCTGTCCTGTACCATACTACTAAATATAAATATACCCATGGAACTAATCTATCCATAAGTGATACTGACTGAGAGTTAGTAGCAGAATATATATTACCAATATATCCTGATTTACACTCAGACATATTATCCATAGTTCTGAATTGCTGTTTTCTAGGTCTGATCAGATCATGAATATAAATATCCACTCCTATTCTGACACCTTCCCAATACTCACTAATCCAAAACCATTCTACCCATGCAGTAGGATCTTCTGGATTAATTTTAAAAGTTTCATCAACAGTTTCTTCTCCCTGACCATCATCAAAATGATGGATACCAACTTTACGTTTAGATTTCCATCTTACTCTATGTACAGGAATACCTCTTTGACCATAATCATCTTCAAAGGTATAGATACTATCTACTTCACCAATATTAAGAACAGGTGCCCCATAAACAGTGGTTGGAATGGAGCCCGCCTGGATTTCTTCTAATTGCTTAATCTGATCTTCAGTAAGATACTCATAGAAATTATCTACAATTTCTGAAACAGTTAAGTAATTTCTTTCATAAATTTTTTCAGAATCATCAATCTCATCTGAGTTATTATTTAATACATAATATAACTCAATAGGATTAACTCTTCTAACTTTTACTCCTGTACCTACTCTTTCAACACTTACAATCTCTTCTCCTGCAAGCAAAGCATCTTTAAAACAATCATTAAATGTTTTATAAAGATTTTCTTTTCTAAAATGAAACTGCAACAGTTTATCTGCTACAGATTCACGCATCATTTTAGGAGTATAATGTTGATATTTTTTTAACTCTTCTGGAGTTGGAGGAGGGTTATTAGGATCCTGCATTTCAGGATTAAGATCTGCAGTAAGCATTTGTTCAAGAGCCTGCAAAATCTCTTCTTTTTTCATTTCTTGCTTTTCAGAAAGAGCATCTTCATTAATGGCTCTTACAATTGGGTTGAAGAGCCTTTTAGACTCTTCTCCCAACAGCAAATTAAAATAAGGTGAAATGATGTCATATGCCTGTAAAGAAGCTGGATAATTAAACTCCTTAAGCTTCTCTTTAGACAAATTAAAAGGATTTAATACATAATCAAAGTCAGCTCTATCAATCTTATTATTAAATAAATTATAGTTTCTGCGCTTAATCCTAGCTGGAGATCTTCTAGATCTCCCATAGTTATAGGCAATATTAATTACGCCATCAACACACCTTTCTCTCCAAGCAGTATCCTTCTTTGAATAAGGAATTTTTTGGACAGGGAAGTATGTAAGGGATATATCTTTTAGGTCTCTTGTCTCCATGGAAAATTGGGTAATTTACTAATTTAGGTATTAAATCTTTCTAATACTTAAAATACACGTATTTTTGCTAAATTGCTATAGCAATTACACTTTTTATACATGTCTCAATGGAGGATGTTGTGTACTCCTTGAAAATATTCCTCTTTTATACATTGGAATAAAATTATTACTTTTTTCCATATCAGGAATAATTTCTCTTTCTTCTTGTAACTGATACATTACGCAAACCATAGCCATAACACGGTCAAAGTTTTTTCTTGGGTCAGTACTATATACAGCTAATTCTTTTAGTAATCCTATAGATTTGATATTATGCAAATTCATTTTAAACTCTTTAGGATTAGGCATATCAAGTAGCCAAGTATTTACTAATCCTTCTCCATAGCGTTTAATCTGTTCATTCATTTTAAGACCAAACCTTCTACTTACTCCAGGAGTTTTAGTTACATCTTTAATAAGTCTAGGTTCATCACAAAGTAAATGCAGGGACTGCTTAGATTCAAAGTAATCAAAAATACCTTTTCTTTCATTCTCATAAAGCGCTTTAGCATTATAAAAAGTAAGCATTCTTCTTACTTGCTCATAATATTCTTTAGCTGTAGCTGGCCTGGCAGTATATTCAGCTACAATTTTATTAGTAAGCTTATTGATAATAAAAGTACTGCCAAGAGAACTAGTAGTTGCTTGGTCGTGGTCATAAGGGTCAATCCCTGCAATATATATATTGTTAGGAACTGTATCATCATTAAGCCTAATAGGGGGATCATACATAATGACAGGAGCATCTGTGTCATCCTCTTTTTTATGAGGGTAGTTATATATAATCCTTGCTTTAGGATCTTCTTTAAAAATAAGATTTCCATTTTCTATTACCTCAAATCTTCCTTTAGATAATTTATTTTCATATTGGTTATCTGTTTCCAGTTTAGCTAACACATTAAGAAGATCTGTGGTAGGGAAAATATTCCCTGTTAATTTCATCCTAGCCTCAATAGTATTGATAGGCTTTTCTGCTACATATCTTCTATAAGCAGTCTTATCTTTAGTATGCTCAAGAATAATTTTTCTATCATTATCAATATTCTTAATAGCATTATGAACATCAGAATTACCATGCTCATCATAATGACCTTCAAGATTTAAATACTCAGGCATAAAGAAACCACATTTAGTTCCTTCTAATCCTTTGTCCCAAGTGTTATCTACTGCTAATACATTATAACCTCTTGGATTATCAAATAATTCTGAAAGTCCATCAAAATCTGCTCCTTCTGTACCACCAGTACCAAAAGCTACCATAAGTCCAAAGGTTGTACCACCTTGTTCTACTGATGGTCTAGCAACTTGCCAAGCTTGTAATAAAGCAGGCATTTTACCAGCCTCCTCAAATAAGATTAACTTACCCCTTTTACCCCTGGCTCTGTTAGGATCATTTTTTAAAGTTACACCAATAATATCTGACATGTAACCCTTTTCTCTAGATACACCACTAGTGACAATTTTATAACTTGCCCTTTTGTGCATATCAGTATCATGAAAATGTCTTTTTTTAGCCCACGCAGTATGTTCATCAATAAATGACATCTGCTCCCAAGCTTTAGAAAGAATACCATCTTCACCTCCTAAAAAGGCTTTCTGATCAGCAATAGCATAAGATTTAGATCCAGGAATTAAAAAGTAATTCCTATTAAGCATAGCTGCTCCTTTAAAAGAATAACCTCTACCACGAGTCTTAAGT